GACAGTATTGAAGATTTACAAACACATGACTGTTTAACAATTAGTGAACGCGACCAATCCTCGGTTTTATGGAAATTTAGGCATGCTTCCGAAGATGTCTCAGTACATATCAAACCACGTTTTGTTTCGAATAACGGTGAAATTATTCATCAACTTGCCATAGAAGGTCACGGTATTATTTTCCGCTCGATTTGGGATGTTGCAGATGAGTTGATTACTGGCCAACTTCAGCATATTTTGCCTGAGTACTGGCAAGATGCAGATGTCTGGGCAGTTTATCCATCACGACTCAAAAGCTCATCTAAATTACAAACCTGTATTTTGTTTATTCAAAACGAATTGCTCAATCGTTTACAGCATGTGCAAAACCTAAGCCGTGGACAACTCATTTCACCAGCGGTCAAACGAGAACCACCGCCTGAAAAAGTCTTTCTATAAAAAAAGCCCTAAGTGGGCCTGTTCACTTAGGGCAATAGTTTACTTTTAACTTTTAGAAATAATATCCAATTGAAAGATAAAACAGTTTATCCCAATCATTACTGCTACCTTGTGCAAGGCCGTTCGCCCCACCACCTACCATTGGATCGTTTTTACTCATAATATATTCGCCCTGAATACCAATGGCTTTGTAATTAAAATAAACGCCTGCAATTAAACGCTCAGAGTCTTTATATCCATCCTCATCTTTGAAAAAGCGGCTATGAGAGATATAGGGCTTAATATTTTCAAGTTTGTGGAATGGCTGAGCAAAGGTATAGTTAATCTCATTGATCAGATATTTGCCTTTGTTAGCAACTTGATACGGGTAATCAAATGCTCCAATGGTTGAGCTATTTGGCAATAAATTATCGCCATTAGTGACATCTTGCTTACCTGCTAAGAACATCCATTGCCATGCTTGATATTGCGTTTGAGCAAATACATTCCATGATTTGCGGTGTCCATCTTCATCTGTTCTTTTATTTTCTAAATCAGAATACCAAACTGAACCACCTAACTCGGTCGAAAGTTTTTGAGCTTTATCAAGCTCAAATTTTCTAGAAGCTCGAGCAATCCACATATTTTTTTCTTCAATATTGGTTCCTGTAGTTAAATCATCAGCTTCAACGAAATTACCACTATATCGGCTTGAGTCTTTTGATGTCCCCTTATAATTTCCTCCATCAGTTGGATAGAATCCTAAGGTTAAATTGTATTTGTCATCTGCAAATTTATATTTAATCCCCAGATTATCAATATCTTCTAAACCAACGGTATTTAAAAGCGTTTCGTAATAACTACTTCCCCAAAATTCACCAAAGCCAAAATCAACAGGCTGCAAACCTGCCGTGACTCTTTGTTGGTCAGATAACTTATACCCTACCCAAGCTTTTTTTAGAAAAATCGCATCACACAAGCGATCATATTGATAACAGCGAGCATCTGCTCCTGCAATCCAGTTTGGGTTTTCATAACCTAACACTAATTTAATATCAGTAAGTCGCCAGTCATCATTTTGGGAACCTTCATTGGCCCCGACCACATAATCTTTATGTAAATAGCGAGAACGTACTGCACCAGATACTTTAAATTGACCCGAATCTAAAGTTGGATCACCCCAACTCAAATCAGCTGCAGAGACTTGTGCTCCAACAGTTAAACTTAGAATTCCTAAAAATAATAATGACCTTTTCATGTCTTCAACATCCTTGTTAAGTGTTATAAGAACATGAAGAAATTGGCTTAGACAAACAATGCCAGAAGTATGAAGTCGGTCTTTACAAACTGTGTTTAATCAAAAAAACAAGCATAAAAAAAGACCACGCAGGAGCGTGGTCTGTAAAATGGTGGCTATGACGAGACTTGAACTTGTGACCCCCGCATTATGAGTGCGGTGCTCTAACCAACTGAGCTACATAGCCGTAAACTGTGCGCGCATTATCTTAGCTTCTTAACCGCGCGTCAAGAAAAATTTTCAATAAAATGAGGTGAAGTGAGCCTATAAGCCGGGTTCTGTCGAGGATGGTCATTCCTCTAGGCGTACAATCACTCATACGCTCAAGCGACCTACCCGAATCCAGTACGGGCCGCACCTAGGATTCCTATTTGGTCTTGCTTCTGGTGGGGTTTGCCATGCCGTGAACTGTTACCAGACACGCGGTGCGCTCTTACCGCACCCTTTCACCCTTACCTCACGAATGAGGCGGTCTACTCTCTGCTGCACTTTCCGTCGGCTTTCACCGCCCAGGCGTTACCTGGCACCCTGCCCTATGAAGCCCGGACTTTCCTCTCCTGCTTCAGTCACGGAGACCTCCACAGCAGCGACCATCCGGCTCACTTCGAGGGCGCATATTAACAAATTTATTGACTAATTGCTTGTGCTTTTTTGAGCAATTAATCTTTTATATTTGTCGAGTAACTGTTCTTCCGTTTCCTCATGCTGCGGATCTTTTGGAATACAGTCTACTGGACAAAATAATTGGCACTGTGGCTGGTCATGGTGACCAACGCACTCTGTACATAAATCCGGATTGATTTCATAAATCACTTCGCCCATAAAGATCGCTTCATTGGGACAAACTGGTTCACAAACATCGCAGTTTATGCATTCATCAGTGATATATAACGACACGTTACCAACCTTGTTGATGTTTACGTTCAAAGGCTTCAACCACAGCTTGCGGAACAAACTTGGTTACATCTCCTTTTAAACGAGCAATTTCTCGAATTAATGTCGAAGAAATAAAAGAATACTGTTCAGAAGGTGTTAAAAACACCGCCTCGAAATGTGGATCAAGCTGACGGTTCATATTGGCCAGTTGAAATTCATATTCAAAGTCAGAAACTGCTCTTAAACCACGAAGTACTGCTGTGGCCTTTTGTTCTTTAAAAAAGTTAACCAACAAACCATCAAAACCTACAAACTCAACATTTGATAGATGGCCTAATGATGATTGCGCCAGTGCGACTCTTTCTTCTAAGCTGAACAAAGGGTTTTTATGATGTCCAATTGCAATCGCTACTACAACTTCATCAAACATTCTTGATGCTCTAGTAACTAAATCAACGTGCCCATTCGTGATAGGGTCAAATGTTCCAGGATAAATTACACGCGTTTTAGACATCCGCTAGTACTCTAATTGTATTGTGCGCCTATTTTAGCAAAAGTTATACATGAGACGAAATATTGATATGTGGGAAAAAACTTCACCTTGGCATCAGTTTACGGCACAATAGGGACAATTGTGGAAGTTTGAATTATGGCGAAAGCAACAGTAGTAAAGAATAATAAGTGTCGATGTTTATTTTAATTCTCTATAGTTCCTTTTTTAAAGCTAAGTTATTGAATTATAAAAGTTGCTGTTCTTATTAGTTCCTTATAGTTTGTTTACATCCTCCAAAAAAACGGGTAATAATGCGGGTAACGAACTACTTACCCTTACCTCATGGCCTCTGTAAAACTTTCCGACCTAAAGATTAAAGCACTAAAACCTAAAGAAAAAGTCTACAGAATATTGGATGCAGATAGACTTTACATAGAAGTCCGACCTTCAGGAGCTAAAGTTTGGCGGTTTAAGTTCGTTTTTAATGGTAAAGAATCTTCTATGAGTCTTGGCGAATACCCAGCTATTACTTTGGCAGACGCTAGAATCTTAAAGGATGAAATGCGAGCAAAATTAGCCAAAGGCATACACCCAGTAGAAGATAGACAAAATAATAAGGCCAAGGCATTAGAAGAAGGAAAAAATACATTCAACGCTATTGCAGCCGAATTTAAAGAAAAACGTATGACGTTGAAGTCTGAAATTTATCAAGAGAAGTTCGATACTGCTTTAGAAAAAGATATATGCCCAGTTATTGGCAAAAAAAATATTAAAGATGTGACTGCGGCTGACGTATTGAAGATTTTAAATAATACGATTAATCGTGTTACTAAAGAAACCAATGGAAAAATGACAGGTGAATCTGCCGCTTTACAAAATCGAAGATTCATTGGTGCTGTAACCCGTTATGCAATTGCCACATTGCGACTAGAGAATGACCCGACTTATGCTGTACGCGATGTTATCAAGCGCCCTCGTGTAAAACATGCAAGAGCCTTAACTAAAGAAGAAAGAAAAAAGGCAAGAACTCAATTGCCTAAATACAATGGAACAGAGACTGTTAAGAATGCTGGCTTCATTCTCTTATATACAATGCTTCGGGCAATTGAAATTAGAAAGATGCAATGGAAATGGGTCGAGTTTGATACACGACTTATTAGATTTCCAGAAGAGGCAATGAAAAAATCCAGAATCCATATTCTCCCTATATCTGACCAAGTATATGAAGTACTTAAGCGTCAATATACAATCTCTGGTGATAGCGAATTAGTTTTCCCTGCTATTTTCAGTAAGAAAAATGATGGCATGTTAGCTAAAGAAACGCTTAACAGTATGCTTGAATATATTGGCTTAAAAGGCGTTACCACTCATGATTTTAGAGCTACAGCTTCTACCCTACTATATGAAAAGGGCTATGAGGAAGCTTGGGTAGAAAAACAGCTTGCTCATGCTGAATCTAACAAGACAAAAGCATCGTACGACCATTCGCAGCACTTAGAGGCTAGACGAAAAATGATGCAAGACTGGGCTGATATTGTGGATAGCTGGAAAGACTAAAAACTTTGCTTCTTATCAAAGGTCCATCTTTTGCCATTGTAAGTCACAGTGCCATCCAAATTAATCGGCAACTCTTTTAATGAGTAGTCATAGATTTTAAGTACATTCCCGTTCTTATCTAAATCAGCGGGTAGATTGCAAGTATTTTCCATCCTGCCCGCTTCCGAAACCATGATCATGACTTGCGACATCACAAAGCCCTTACACAAATCGAGACATTCACGTTACTATTAATTGTGTGAGCTGTGCAACCTGAGAAAAGGAGGCACAGCAATGTGATGATCGATGCAACTTTGGTACGTTTGCACATATAAGTTACTTCTTTAAAAAGAGTGCTCGTTCTGCTTCTCGTCGACGAACTAGACCTTTCATAACTTTACCGCCTGCTTTGTTCCAGACAAGGAATTGGTCAGCAGCGCCTTGATAATCACCTTTGTTGAGTTTCTTTAACAAAGTCGAATTCTTAAATGCACCTGAGCCGATGTTATAAGTCAGCGATACCAAAGCATCAAATTGATTTTGATTTAGGGGCACTGTCACAGATGCATTTACAGTCTTTTCAAATTTAGCTAAGTCGTGCTTGAAGTAGGCCTTAGCTTGCTCAGGTGTGCAAGTGTCACCTTGCTTAACCTTCGCGCCATTTGGATAAACTGTGGTGCCAGTGCCAATGGTCCAGACTCCTACCCCATCGTCATAAGCTGTGAATCGTGTGCCTTCAAAACCTGTTATTAGGTCTACACCAAAATCACTTGTAGTTTTCCCACCTGGTGCAAGTTTATTGACCACTTTATTTAGTTCGTCTACTTGTGCTTGAGTGAGTTTACCACCTGCAATTACACGGGCAGCGTCGAAGAATGGTTTAGTTGTCATTGGATTCACCTTTCTTTTTCTCTAACTCAGAGCTACCAAAATAAAAGCCACATGCAGTTGTCATAGCCCCAGCAATGAAGCCCAATGCCGTATTAATCAGATTGCTATTTTCTCGTGGCATATCCACAAAAAATAAAGCAATCACTAAAACAAACATTAGTCCCACTAATGCAAAAGCTAGATATGCGCGAGTATTTTCACTGTTCATCTTTTTGCTTCCTCCAACCGTGATACTTTCTCTTTAATTAAAGACTGGTCTTGGCTTAATTGAATAATTGAAGATCCAACCCACGCACACAATGAAAATACGATTCCTGCAAATATTCCTAGCAATACACGCAGCACAGAAATTCCACCATCTTGCGCTGCTGTGCGGTTTTCTAAATTGGCGACTTTGATATCCAATGTATCGATATCTTTTTTGTTCTGTTCGCTAGTTTCCTTATGTGCTTCATTAATGAAAGTCAGTCGAGTAACATGATCTGACAACATGCGAATATCACTCTGAATGGAGTCGATTTTCTTTTCAAATCTCAACCCATATGATTCATTTTCAGTCATGCCTTCCCCCTTTCGTTTAGGCAATAAAAAAGCACCCGAATTGGGTGCTCAAAGTTCTTTTAAGGTTTAAAGGGTTTGTAAGATTTTCCCTCCGTTAATCAATTGAGTTGTCAGTGGTGCAACTCCCACAATTGCAGGTCCACCCGGCCCCGGCTGACCTTCAGTTGTGCCATGGTATTGCCAATTCCATGTTCCATCATTAGTAGACTTGGTACCACGTTCGCCCCAATTTCCACCATCTCCAGAAAGTGGTGAGCCATAGCGTTCATTTTGGGTTCGGTAACCTTTACCAGGTGCCGAAGCTTCGGCATCAGTGATTTTCATAACCAATAAATAACTCTCCAGATAGAGGCGATAATCTTGTGAATCATTTGAAATCGGCTGGCCAGTCATGACCCGACCAAATGGTGCTCCAGCACCACCGGGAATTCCCTGAACCCCATAAGATGATCCAGTGTAAATACCACTTGGTGTTGCTCCACCACCTGAACCGCCTCGAGCTAACGTCCCTCCATCGATAATCAGGTTTAGTTTGCTGTGCCGGTTCAATAAACCTGGTGCTCCCTGAAAACCATCACGCCGGGTTTTGGTAAAATTGAAGTCTGAATCTTTTTCCCAATCTCCGTAAGCTAGATGTGGCAACCCGCCATCACCACCACGTCCAACTACAGCACCTTTAATCGTCAAATTTACCACGAGATCAGGTGGGAACTCACCAGTATCAATAGCAGGTAATTCTGATGCAGCTGGAACGATATACTCTCGTTTTGCAGGACTAGACTTATAGTCGAATTTATAGACAAATCTGGTTTCCGGTCGATAAGAACTTGAACTTGAAACCAGTGCACCTGCTTCAACTACAAAACTGATTTCTCCAGTCGTTGGCAAATCCCCTCTTTGCATTTGATATAAACGTGCGAGATTAATATCAAGCTGGTCATATCGAATGTAGATCGGTGAATCATCAACCGGTACATCAATAAAATCCTTGTCATTGAGGTAATACCGTTCATCGTAATTAATTGCAGTAATTGTATTAGAGAACTGGTCAGCCGGTTCTCTTTTTGCGACTAGATAAGGCAGTGAGCCTTTGGTATCGTCATTAACCACCGTATAGATAGTATTCACAAAATCATCAGGACTTAGCTTTAATGCACCGTTCGGTAATCGGCCTAAAACTACCTTGTTCTTGGCAGATCCTACGGTAACAGGAATAAGGTCCACGGTACCATCCCCCATTTGCAAATAAATCACATAGCTCTTGCCTGCAATGAAATCTACATCATGGCTTAAGGTGAGGATTAAACCCTCTTGCTGTACCACTTCCCCGCTTTGATGAATACCATTGCGATAATCTGCTACAGCAATACGGTCACGTAGCACAAGCAATTCAGACTCAGGCGCCGCATCAAAGGTGATGGATTTACGTTGAAACCGAAGCTTATTCCAGATCCGGTATGCATTAAAATGAGCTTGCCACTTGTTTCGTACCCCAACGGATTTCACTTCTTTCGGGTTCTTTGCTCCTTTGTCCGGCAAATAGATATTGATACGACTATCGTCGGCCGGATCCGTGTATTCATAGATCAGTCCATCGTAGTCATCCATCACGCCAAAGGTAAGATCATGCTTGTAACTATCAGGAATAATATTCCTGAAGTTAAATAGCATTACCGAGTTATCAGTTGGACGTTCAAAATAAAGCTTGAGCTTATTATTTTGACGATATGCAGTACAAAACACGGCATCACAAAGATTGGTGACGAGCTCTTCAAAAGACAAGTTTGTATCATCAATTGTGGTGCAGAACTCAGCCGCAAGTGGTGTACCAAAATAATCAACTACATCATTATAGGTCCGATAGATGTTTTCAAGATCAATCTCATCGATCGAACGGCGGCCAATCTTGTCATCAAGTGCCATAGATACCAAAGCATCAGCAAAACTCGATGTTGGGAATAGCTCTGTCGTCATTGCTCCATTTTTATAAGTCGGCAACATTCGCTGAAGATCGAAATTGATCTTACGGGACTTAACAGATAAAGCTCCGGTCGTTGCATAAGTACGTGCACGAAAAACTGTTTCATGTTCATACACTGTGCTTTGTAAAGGATAAGCACCGTAAAGCGCCTGCCACTTTACTTCATCAACAACAGTGGTAACTGCCGGAGTTGGAGTTAAACGGCGTGCACGGACACTACAGCGTCCCTGAAATGTCACCATATCCAGCGTTGCACCAACGGTCTGACGTGACTTTGCCGAGCCTTTCAAAATGATCTGCTTCAGCATTGGATTACCAATAGCTGCACCAGATTCATTAACCGGGGTTACTTCAACTTCAATCGTGACATTAACAGCGCCCTGATTTCCGCCTGCAGAAACGGTATAAAGTCCATTGGTGGCCACAAAGTTACATAGCACCCGACTACGTTCAATATTGTCCAAAATGAATGGACCAATCCACTTCTCTCCAATAGATGAAAGCTTTGGAGATAAAGCACTAGTTTGCTGATTTGATAATTCCCTTAGCTTTAACCAATTTGGATTAACTGCTGCTGGATTAGATAAAGCCATCCGATCATCAGCTACCGATAAAACGCTGTAAGTGCCGTTTAAATCATAAGTCTGGCCATTAAACGTGAATGAGGCATTGGTGATTTCTACCCGGTCATTACTTACAAACTTAGTGGTTAAATCCGTATTGTTTGCAGATGCCCGCAGGATCTCATTAGGATATGCAAAAAGAAGATAGTTGGTACCTTCCAAGCTTTGTGTATCAGCTGGACGGAGAACTTGGCCATTAACAGAAGTTTGATGCTGAACCGTTAGTGGCGGCGTGGTAATTTCGGTACCAAGCGAAAAATATGGCTCACCCGAGACAATATCAACGCCTGGTCGATAGACTTCTACCGATGCACCGGCAATATCGACAATATTGGTTTCACCGTCATATGCACCGTTAATTTTATAGTGACCACGACCAATACAACCGACAACGTGTTCAACTTCAACGTTATTTTCATAAACTTTGTAAGGCACTGCGATTAGGTCGGGTGTGTTCCACCCGGCTCCATAGTTATCAGCAATCCGGCCATTTACACGAGTTTTATTTTCACGATTGGATAATTCGTTATTTGCAGATGAAGACTGGTTGTTATTTTGGTTTGTTTGTGTAATTGAAGGTACTGGCATTAATAATGCAACTGCCACCCCCACAACCAATGAGATAATAGCAGCCCATGCAGCTGCACCAAGCTCAATACCTTTAGGATTCTCAATTACGATAAAAGTACCTGGTAAGAAATCAAGCTGCTTTAACTCATATGCATTTTTCGGCGTGACTTCATTCGCAAATGAAATTTCGGCATGATCCATATTACTTGTTGTATGGAAAATACGGACATGTTCAGGCATATAATCATATTTTGAAGTAAGCCATTGTCCGATGGTTTGAGCCTGCTCAATCGTCTTTTCTTCAGACAAAGCATCTTTTTTATAAATAATCTTAATCATAGTAACTGACCCGACTAAAACCCATTGCCTTGATCACTTCTTCGGATAAAAAAGTAACTCCGCCTTCCATCAAATGTAGAACACGGCCCAAACGAAAAAGCCCCACATGTGGGGGCTTGTTTCGGTATCTCGAGTGAAAGGCGACTATGCAGCCTTCCTTGGGCATGGGCAGTGGATTTAAAAGTTTTAACCTTGATGGTAGAAATACCTTTTCTTTAATAGGCTTCATAAAAAATTCAAGTGCTTCCACCCGGTCTATTCCATATAGATCCAATGCAGCTTCATGAGCAAAATGAACACAGTTGTAGTTTTCCTCGTCATATTGTCTATCAAGCAAATGATCATGACTTTTCATATAGCCCCCTTGAGACCAGTAAAGCGGTCTAGTGCAAAGATATCTCCAGTTTTAGCGGTATTTAATCGTGGAGATTCAGCTTTGAACGTCACAGCTTTATGGTTCATTGAAACACCGGCGAGTTGTAAGCCAAGCAGATAATGCATCGGTGTATTTAAATTATCTGAACTATAAAGCCGATAATTAACTGTTGGTTTTACATCCGGAAATTGACCTTCTATTACCCGTTCAAACTCATCCGGCAAAATATCACCAAGACCTGAAATAGAGACTGTTAAAGTCTGGTCTAGATCGCCCAGCATTCCGGATCTTTGAATTGTCATAGGCAGGTATTCATAAAGCACCTGCCCTTCACCTTCATTGTGCTGAACATACACCCCTCGGTCATCATTACGGACTACCCGGTAAGTATTCATAAAAGAAGGGTGTGAGAGTTCAATACATTCCAGTTGATAAATATCAACTTTTCGATTGAAAAAGAATTCGGCATATTCGTTATCCATTAGACCTCCCAATCTTTAATTAATGCTATATCGGCATTCAGGTTAGGCTGGTTTTGAACAACTTCGAGCTGTGCATTTACCCGGTAAAGGTTGCCGTTGACTTCATTGGTCTTGAACGAGTTTGGAATGAAATTGCATAGATATTGCTGACGTTCCCCCTGATCAATCACCAGATCCGCATAAAATGAAGCTGGCTTATTCTGGTAGACCCGCCAGAACGCCATCATTTTATTAAAATCGGATTTACTTAAATTCCAGTTCACATCGACAATATGACTATTACGTTTTACATCGATGTAATAGCGACCACGTCCTCCGTCCATCTGCTGGCGTTTCACATCATCACCCGGTGTTACGCCATAGCCGCTGGTCTGAGGATTAAGCTTTAACTTGTACATAACTTTCCTTCAGGTAATAAAAAACCACCCCGAAAGGTGGTTTTATTGATTAACGATTCCGTCTTGCTGTCGTATTCTCAGTCAAAGACCGACTAATGGTTGAGTTTGGATTTGCGATTTGGTCACTTACAAGTTTCGGTACCTTTCTTGGAAGCTGCTTATCCAGTTCATCTGTAACAATGATCCGGACTGTTTGCTCATCCAGTTGTTCAGCTTCAACTGTCGCCCCACTCACCTGATTAATCACTTCAATTTTGAAATTGATTGTCGGTGCAGCTGGCTCAATTGAAGGCATAATCTCAGCTTGAGGTCGAGCAGCTTTACCCATCGTGAAGTCTTGAACATCCTCAAGATTTGAGCGATCCTGAACTAAACCATTGGATGAGAAGTAGACCTTGCCATCATGGAATAAGTCAGAATTTTCTGAAGACGCCAACTTAGGTGTGTCTCTATTACCTTTATAGATAATCTGAGTATCTTGAACCGGTTGATTAAAGATGTCAGCTTGCTTTTGGCTTTCTATAAAGGCATTAGAACTCATCAATGCACGGCGCATGACACTATCAGCCGAGGCATTGTTATTGAGAAAAGCTTCAGGGTTTGTACTCTTACGCATTTTCTCAACTAAACCAACTCCGCCCCATCTTTTAATGTCTTCTTGGGACCATACAATCTCACCTTTGTGCACAGCTCCAGCAACTTCATATTTCCCACCTCGACCAGTGTAACCACCGTCAGCAAAGCCTTGATCTTTGATTGCACGGATGTTTGCAATAACGCTAGCGCCTTGAGCAATAGCACTAGCAATCAAAGGAATGTTTTTTGGAAAACCTACCTTTGCTGCCTGAGCAATGCTTTGCTGAATCGCAATACCAGCAGCTGCAATCGCATAAGCTTTATCAGCGGCAAACATGATCTTGTATGCTTTTGATTGCTCTCCAAACATTGAACCAAACATAGATGTAAGAGAACCCATCATTTGGCCACCAAGGGCAATTTGTGCATTCAATCGATCTTGGTGATACTTATCTTCAATATCTTGAGCATTCTGAGCATATTCGGCAGCTATCTGATTACGTTGGTCCTGAGCAGCTTGAATGATAGCCGTTTTTTGATTTTCGTAATCCTGCTGCTTAATTAGTCCAGCTTCGAATTGAGCATTCAAACCATCTAAAGAGTTTTGCTCATTCAGGTCGGTAGCAGCAAATTGACTATCTGCTAAATCATTTGCAGCATTTAAGCGGCTAAATCGTTCCTGATCCTGTCTGAAAAACTCGCCGGTACCATTCATATCCGCTTGGATACCACCCCAGTTTTGAACAGCATTATTCACTTTATCGCGTGTCTCTTTATCCTGATTGGCTTTAGATAATGCGATTAGCTTTTGCCGCTCTTCTATAGAAAGCTTGGTATTCTTAAGAATTTCCTCCCGTTCGAGTCTGTAACGTTCCTGCATGGCTTGGGTTTCTGTCAGTAGAGCTTGTTTAGCCTGAAAAAGACGTTGCTCTTGAGCGAGTTGAATCATCCCAACTTCTTGATCGTACTCCTGCTTAAGTGCATCAAGACGAATCTGCTTTAAATCATCCGTTAACTCAGTTCCTTCCTTGATTTGCATCTGCTTAGTTTCATATGAGTATTTGAGTTTCTGCTCTTCACTCCAGTGAAATTGATTGATCTCATATGTTAATTCACGCAAATACAATTCTTTGTTTAATTCAGCACGAGCCGTAGCCTTTGCAATATAGTCTTTCTCTTCATTTCCAAAGTTTGCCTTTCGGATTTCAGTCAATTCACGCTGTAAATCATTTTCAATTTGAGTCAATTTAGGAGCGTAACTATCTGCAAATTGATCACGTAATCTAGCTTGTTCTTCAAACAATCTTTTAGCTTCATTCGCCTCTTTTGTGGCTTCTCGATTTGCTTTACGTGCAGCTGCTGCACTATTACGTCTAGTTTGTGCAACTGCCTCCTCACTTGCTTGGAGTTTTCGGTTGGCGGCAAGATTCTGATCAATAATTTTTGCATCTTGCGCAGATATCTTATTGCCATTCTGAACATATGCCTCAGCAAAAGCTTTAGCTCTTTCTACATCAAAACCATAATTCCCAATAAGTTTATTAGTTAACTCAGTCTTAAATGTGCTTTGCTGTAGCTTCTGCAAGTAGCCACTAAGTGCATTAGTTGCATTATTTGCAGCACCCGCAACATTATCAAAACTATTTGCATGAATATTATTCTGGTTAGCGGCATTTTGAGCAGCATTGCCTTGAAGTTTTGCCTCAACACCCACTGCTTTTAGGCCATCTACTAACTTCACACCAGCAAAGTAGGCCTGATCATATCCTTCAACTTGCTTTTTTAGGGCATTGTAAAGGTCTGGTGGAATATTCATCCCATTCAGTCTTTTTAAGGCTTCTGTATAGCTAATTGTTCCTAGGCGCGCTTCATTGGATATCTTAGTTACTTCTACATTCCCTAGCGCATAATTCTGTATGTCGATTAAGGCTGATGCTGCTGCTTGCTCAGCATCATGCAGCACTTTATTCTGAGCTTCCAAGGCTGTAGTCATATCATTAATGGCTGACTGTTTTTCAACACCATGCAACTTACGCAACTCCTCCGCAGCTTGGTTAGCCACTTCTGCTTGCTCTTTAAGTTTTTGATTTGCTTTTTCGGCTCGATCTTGCATGTACATGTAGCCAGCAGCTAATGCGGTGACGCCGATTGTAAGCACCCCTGCCCAGCCACCTACCAACCCAAAAACTTTGGAACCTACGCTTGTTGCTGTGTTTAAACCATTTTGTGCAGCAGTTTGTGCTATTAATGCTTGAGTGACAGCATCGGCTGCAAGTTTATAGCGAGCGTTGGCCGCAGTTGCACCAAATTTAGCCTGTGTCTCGGCATTTGTAGCCTGAACATTCGCAAGATGAGCTTTAGCTTCATTCAATTTTAAAGTTGTGAGGACAATCGCATCCTGCTTTTGTGCTTGGTCAGCAGCCTTTTGAGCAGCAGAAGCAACAAGATCAGCTTGAACTGCAACTGTTTTAGAAATTATTGCTTTAGTAATTGCACCAATACCCAAAACGACAGCACCATCTGCCAATAATTCAAAGTTGTTGGCAAGCACTTCGATTGAACCTGAAAGTACCTGAGCCGCTCCAGAGCTTCTCCCTGCCTCCCCGATAAACTGCGTTAAACTATTACTTAATAACCCTAATGACTGCCCAATAGTTGCATCTGTTTTACCGAATTGCTTATCGGCCTCTTCAGACATGCTAAGTAATGCTTTGGTTACTTTCTCAGAGGTTAATTCGCCATTTTCCGCCATAGATTTAAGTTGTCCGATAGGCACATTCATACCCTTAGCCAACAACTGCATTAATCCATAGCCATTTTCCATGACAGAGTTAAACTCATCCCCACGCAATGCTCCACTTCCAAGGGCTTGCCCTAACTGCATAATAGCTGCATCCGCTTGAGCTGCTGTCGCCCCTGATAATGCAATACCTTTAGAGATTGTTTCTGTTAGGCGCCCAATATCTTCTTGCGCCAAACCAACATCTTTAGCATTCATTGCAAGCTTCTGATAAACCGTTGCAGTAGATTCCCAAGATGAGCGTGAACGTTGAGCAATTTCAAAAGTATTATCCATTGCTGTATTGAGTTGATTCTGCCCTTCAGTTACCAACTTCAATTGGTTTTGGATGCCTGTATAAGCATCCATCTTAGCAACAGCAGCCCCGATGGTAACTAGTCCAGCCATATAGCCAGCTAGTTCGCGTGTTGCCACTGACAACCCATCCATCGACTTAGTTGCAAAGTCACCTTTGCGCTCAATACTATCTAATTCATTGCCTAGATTACGCGCATTACGCTCTGCATTTTTAGCATCAATTACAATAACGAGACGTGATTCTTGTGCCATTTTACTTTCCTCTAGGCAATAAAAAACCCACTCAATGAGTGGGTTGATAACTAAATTTATTTATCTTTCAGATTCAGATGCTGCTGCAGCTATGTCGGCTGCTGCGGCCGCGGCTGCCACCTCTACACTCGGCATAGCCTTATCCCAACTTTCTCGAAGTTTCTCTGCCTCTATATCTTGTTTTTTGTTTCTATAGATTGCTTCGATTTCTTCATAACGGTTTTTATCAATTTCATTAAATTGACTATCTTTTGCGCCAACAATTCTTTTAATAACCTTATTCAAGTAAAAATTAGATCCAGAAAATTCAGCAAAAGGAACATGTACTCCTAAGTCCAGAACTTCTCCATCACTTTTTAATTTGTATAAATAAGTATTCAGTGGTTTAGGGATTGTTTCGTTATTCTTTAAACTATAAATATAACCACACTGATAATATCCACGTATAGAGGCGCCATATGAATTATGTGCCTCATAATCAATATCAACTGTTAGCTCTCTAAACCGAGCCTTTTCATCTTTAATACTACTTTTAATCAACCCATCCTTAGCAATAATGTCCCCAAATACACTATTAATATCTTCAGCTGGTGGAATTATAGTAGAAATATTAGCCTCTCTAATCTTTAAGCTGGATGGGCTTTTTAAGGAGTTAGTTAAGTACTCAACACACTTGTCATACGATGTATTAAAAACATTTTTATCTAGTCCAGTGTTAGATTCTTTACACCCACCTAACAACAATAATGAACTTATTAAAACTAACTTTTTCATACTAATGCCTTATTTAGAAATCATACCGAATACAACTAACAACAACCATCCAAATGCTAATACCCTCTCTATGTTTGTATATTTTTTTTGTAGAGTGAACCAAGCGAAAAGAAATGGAAAAGCAAGGATTCCAATCCATAAAAGAATAGACATTAAAATACTTCTTTGTCCTTTAGAAGTCTGTTCCTGACTTAATAGGTAATTTGGCTCTTTATCAAACTTTTTTGATTTTTTGTAAGGACTCTGCGTTGTGTAGGAAAGACCTGTACCAGGTAACCCTACTGTTGTTCGAGTTCCCTTCTTACCCACATTTACACGTGCCCCTTTCCCACCAACAGAAACACTAGATACTCCTTTTTTACTTATATTTACACGAACTCCCGGAGCAATTTTTATACTTTTTCTAAAATTCAATCCCATCACATCACCTATCTAGAGCAGATCTTTTTAGAAGCACTGATGGAACCATCATTACAAACAAACTTACTACCATCGCAATGACTTACCCCACCTTTCTTACCAGAGCACGGTTGTCTGCCTCTACCTGCTTCCGCAACACTTAATGAGCTTAAAACTAATAAAAGACTTAAAATGACTTGTTTCATGATTTTTTACCGTTTGTTATTAAGTGTACTAACTTTAACAAACTGATCATTAAATGTCACATAAAGAAAAACCCGCACTTGGCGGGTTCTTAATTCTTTTAAGCTTGCATCTCGTCTTCTTCGAATGGGAGCAAAGGCGTAATCTTTTGCTTCAGCTCCTCAACCTTACTTAATGCTTGAGGTTTGTACTGCTTACCAACCAAACATAATGTTCTTCCAGCATTTGAAGCAATTTCAGTAAACTTCTCAAACTCTAATACAGCTCTGTTGAATTGGTTCATTAATCCAAATGCTGTTTGTCGCAATGCTTTTTCACAGTTAATAAAATAACGTCTTGCAACCCGACCTTGTTCATTGTTTTCAACCATTGACAGCTCTTTAGCCATATCAATAGTTAATATGTATTCTCTTGAAGAACGCCCACCATTAGGTTTTTTGGGGTTTACCAAAAAACTAATATAGTCTTCATTTTCAATAAATTTATAGGTCTTAATCCGTTTTTTTATCCATGTGGCAAACATTTCCCCAGATTTAAGCCACTTATGCAATTCACGTGCATCAACAGAAGGTTGAACCTCTCCGCCAATATCTCTATCAACAACTGGAATTAAAGTTTCTTGGTTAATAAGCATATTCATGACATTAGCCCTCCATTGCCCTTAGAGATTTTGTTCTTATTACTTGCATCAAGAAGTGAGTCAGCGAACCCTTGCATATGGCTTATAGCTATAACTTGTTCGCTAAGCGATTGTATTAACCAGCCAACATCATTGAATGTTCCTAACGGTATTTCTTCATTTGCGTTGGCAAGCAATACACCAATAGCACTTAATCCCTTTAAAACTGGAAGGTTTGCATTTTCCGCAGCGCGTCCTACAGATTTTAGAAAATTTTCTTCATCTGCTGAAACAGAACCGTTTTGATCTGTTACCTTCTCAAGAATCTCAATAGGAATGGTTGGCAGTAGATCGGTAATATCTAGAACCTTGTCTTTATCAAATTCGAATGGTATATTTAACATAGTTATCTGTCCTCTGGGACACAGCTAAACCTTGTACAATCTTGGCGGATGGCAAGGTTTTTTTGTGCCTGTTAAATTTCATGCTTTCGCACTCTCTTTGCTTTGTAAAAATTGTTTAATCGCTTGGTTAACAACATAGGTCAATGAGCGATCTTCCTTTTCTGCAATTTCCTTCAATTTCAAATGATCAGTATCATCAAAAAATCGGATTTTTAATTGCTGTTGATTTTGCTTTGCCATAATAATCTCCACAATAGTACCAAGGAGGTACATTTATAATATGCACCTCCTTGCGACCATTGTCAAGTACCTCCATGGTACTTTATGATCAGTATTTCATTTTTGCGGTATATGGTTTATTTCAATGAGCGAGAATCAAAAAGACCCTCAATACAAACTAAGGTGGTCTGAAGAGTTACGTGACAAGGTGGCTGAATCTGCCAAAGCATATAAGCGCTCAATGAATGCAGACATTATTGCCCGTCTTGAAAGAAGCTTTGAGCAGGAATCAGACTTGTCACCGCTTAATATGCCCCCTGAAGAGTTAGAGGCACGTCTTACCAAAGTTCTAGAAGAACGTGAACAAAATAAAAATAAAGATGCAGAACTCAACATTGAGATTTCATCTGAATCTGAGAAAGACAAAAAGATTCAAAGCCTAGAAGAACAACTCGCTAATTCCATGAAAATGATGGAAATGATTACAGGCATGTTCGAGTCAATGCTTAATGGAACCCAAGATGAATATATGGATAAAGTTTTTAAGAAATATCCAAATGTTAAAAAGTTCTATAATAAGTCTTTAGAAGAGTCTAAAAAGTTAATTGATGATGAACTGGACAAAGATGACCCAATTAAAGGTTCTTGGTAGTTCAATATATTTTCCAATATATTAAAAGCACCCCACGGTGCTTATGGCGCAATAAAAAAACCACCCGAAGGTGGTTTTATGTTATTCAACTTCTGGCAAATCCATAGGGTTGTGTTTACTAACAGATAAAACAAAAATTTCAGTTCTACTTGTTCTTTGAAAATGCAAAACCTGATCAGATGTAGAATAATTTGCACCGGGTTTTGTCTGCCAAGATGGTAAACCAATATGAGCATGCCAAAGATTCATATCCTGAGCATATTTAGCTCTTTCCTTATGATCTCGGTAGTTCTCAGGGACTTTCCAAGAAGGAGAAATTTTACCTTTCCAACCTTTTAAGCCATTCTGTTCATAATGATCTAAAAAATCATCAATTAAATTTAACTTTTCATCAGTAAAAACATTGTTGTAATAATGCAAAAACTCATCACTAAGTATTGCAGTGTAAAATGACTTTTTTGGCTCAGTGTTAGAAGTGGATTTTTTTAATCCGTCGTTTGTTGCACTTTCTTCGCCCATGCTCTTCTTTCTTCACGAGTTAATCCTGAAGGCATTTTATACGATTTTTGCTTAGAAATGGTAATAAGATGCTGAATATCAACACCTAAATGATGATTTTTGTCCGCATGGATTGTTGCGGGATGAACCACAGCACAATCAATCATGATAATCTCCAAATACGGATTAGATAAATAATTTTAAAATATAAATAATAAATATAAATATTGATCGTAGCTTAAAAATTCAATCAATAAAATTTACTATTGAAAATATAATATTTCTTAATGACATTTCTGTCAATTAGAAGTTACATTCTTAAACCTAATTCAAGAAATATTTTTTAATACAATTCAATAACTTAAAAAAATGCATTTTTAAAAAATTGGATATATCTTTTTCTTAAACTATGCTAAAGGTGCGGTATATAGACCAAATCTAAAAATACCCCACACCTTATTAAGTTTTAAGAAATTGTATCTTAAACGTTTTATTTTTTTGCCTTAAACTTCTTATGCCACTCCTCCAAAAACAAATTATCCAACGCAAAAATACAGTCATTAAAAATATGAGCAGCCACTGGCAAATCATTATGCTCTGCATAGACATTGATTGCGTGCTGATCTAAAGATAAAGGGATACCCTGCTCATATCGTCGGGATCTGGCAATAGTACTAAATGCCGAAAGAATTGAATCAGCCGCATACGAATATTCTGGCGGATCAGGAATACGACCACCTAAGAACTTGATTTGCTCGATTTCGTGCGGCGTTTTTGACGCATAGGTCTTTTGGTACTTATAGAGCTCGATGACTTTCCCAGAATTAAAGCCTTGTCCTTGTCTGCGTCTTCCTGAATCTTCTGGGCCTGTTCTTTAATGAATAGCCAGATTGAAATACCAATATCACCAAGATTAAGAAGCTTTGAGGCATTCTCAGGTGTATACGGTTTTTCGGTCTCAACAGTTTTACCATCCACTACTTCGGCAAATACCACACCTTTCCAGTCTTCGATTAAGTGGGCGGCGCAAGCATCCATTAACAATTCATGGTAAAGCTTGGCATCTTCATCTTTGACCATCACATCATAGCCTTTAGACGAGATCTGGTTTCCTGCCCGTTCAATCGCTACCTGAAAAGGTTTATAGGCAATACCACGGACTTTGAACTCTGCCTGTACTTCGCCATCAACCCCTTTGTATTCACACCATTTTGAAACATCCGAGCTTTTAATAATTCCGACTTTTAAAGCCATAGCAACCTCTAATTTTTAGAAATAAAAAAGCCCATGGGATTCCATAGGCTTTGTTACTGAATAAGTTGATTACACAAGAGCGCGTACAATTGTTGGCGCTGTACGAACTTGGGCAAAGTTGATATCTACAGTAATGATGTCATCACCACCACCATCCGGGTGATTGGCTTCCATGACTTCTAATTGAGGGAAGTTAAACGAGTATTTACTGCCTTTGCTGTCTCTGATGTCGAAGGTCAGTGTAAACACATCACGGGTTTTGATTGCATCAATCCAACCAGCAGCTGTGGCCGAGAACATGAATGAAGCATTTGCTTCGATATCCATCATTTTTTCAATGTAGAACTCTGGTGTGTACTTACCCGAACCGATACAACGGATTGCTTCAAGGTTGTTATTAATTGAAAGCGTAAGCGATTGCAAACACGCTTTACCTTGAATCGACTGGCCGTTTACAAGCAAGTTTTCCACGTTTGGCATGCTGACCAAAGGACGAGTTGAAGCTGCCACCGGATTCACTACAGGGTTAGTTTGCTGACGAGTAAACGAGCTACCTACAAGACCAAAGTTACCAGTAATTTTTCCAGTGGTCTGGATAGTAATTTCACCAGAATTAACCTGTACTCCACGATAAATAAAGACTTGGCCAACATCTTCGAAAACTTTAACCAGCGTTAATGACTTACGTACCGTACCACCAAAACTTAAAGCGTTACCCGCCCAATTATTGAATGCTAAAGCACTTAAGAACAAATCAAAGGTACCAAGTGATAATTCAAACTCTAACTGCCCTGCCACTTCGGCTTCAGTAACTACCCCACCTTGTCGAAAACGTGAATCAACCACTTCACTGCTTTCTTCAGTAGAAACATTTTCAGATAAACCATCACTTACACGGCGAACTGTGTACCAGATCGGGTTTGCTGGAGTTGTTCCTAAAACTGCTTCTTCACAAGCATATAATCGAATTTTTGCGCCTGAACTCATTTATGGTTCTCCAAAATTTAGGCAATAAAAAACCCGCTTTTTAAGCGGGTTATTAAAGTGTTTCGTCTGTGTCTGAGATTTCTGGCGGCTCCACGCCATTCATGGCTGCAGCAACTGCCTGAGATAAGTTAGTCGGCTGGAAATCCACTGGTGTTTCACTCAAAGGTTCTTCTGGCTCCGGCTCAGGTTCTTCATGCAGACGGATATCAATCCAGCGGCCTTCTGGAATATCAAGTGGATTTTCGAGATCAGCTACAATGGCTGCCTTTTCCACATCAAACTTACGTTTATAAGTTTTAATTGAAAGATCACCATTTTCTAAGGTTGAATATTCAACTGCTACTACCGTATTACCGTTGGCATCCTTAGGTACTTCAATGTACCAGCCTTCCTGAGCAAAACCCAATGAGCCTTTCACTAAGTAATCACCAGTACCCAACTTATCGAAAGTGATTGGTTGCTTAGCTGCATCGTTATTTAGCTCAATATGACTTTGGAAAAGCTTAACGACTGGCGAAGCGGCTTTAATAAAACCTGAACCATCCACGGTTGTATTGTGTTCTCCACGCAAGGCGTACCATGGGGTGTAAGTACCCTGATATGATTTTCGTCTAAAGCCTATATATGTTGCTGAAGTTGCAATACTTAAATTAGCAGCATGTTCGCTTGCACTACCCGCATTCAGCCCAAGAATATACTGGGCCTGTGCCGTAGGATAATCACCTGCAGCTGCCGCACCTGCACTAGTGCCTTGTAATCCAATAAATGAACCACCTGCATCAAAACCGGATAATGCTGTTGACCCCAAGTTTTTATTTGCAGCAAAACCATTATTCACGATTCGCTGAAACTCTGTTGAGCTGGCATCCAGTAATCGCTTCCATGGCGTCCAGTTGGTTAAATCTGAGGTAGAGCGAAACCAGATCCGGCCGCTTGATGCGGAAATATAAATCTGATTACGATAATTGTTTGAACCTGAAATGTTTAAAACAAGCAACGACCCAACAGTACCAGCTTCAGGAAAGTTTAAAGCAAGAGTTGCACTGGCAAATGTATCATTGCCATAGAACCCCACGGTGGTCATATTATTCAGATCACTTCCATTAACATCTGTGTTTCTTAATGGTTTCCCTAAACCAAAATCACCAACCCGAAGCACTCTCCCAATCGTATCATCTGAAACTGAAGTAGTAAGATTTGCTGCAGCTGCTGTACCTGCACCTTGGACCTGTGAAAGTTGTGGGTTTAAGTTTGGGATGCCAGATGCAAATGGCAACATGAACTGTCGCTTGCCTTGTGAGGCGTTATAAGGAAACGGCCGGTGATCCCAACTAAATTTAAAAACAAGATTTGCCATTATGCTGTTACCCCGTCAATCACTTGGAAAGTCAAAGTTTCAGTGTGCTGCGTAGTACCACTAACTACAGCTTTAATATCCATCTGACACAGTCCTAAAGGCCAAGTTGCAGTGCTTGCACTAGATTTAATGTTCAGCCACCCTTTCTGTGCACTTTGATTTAATGCAGCACAAGTCAAAGTTGCTACAGCTGCACCATCAGCCAGAGCTTTAACCTGTGAAGTAAAGGTGTAACCGGTTAGATCAATTGCACGGCGAACATCATCGGGTGGATATTGCAAAGTTTCATCCATATCAACTAGCTGCAAGTTCAAGTTGAAAGTGTCACCACGCTTAAAAACAAAATTGCTCATAAGTGATTCCTATAGACATAAAAAAACCACCGATGAGGTGGTAGTGAAAGATTGGTTTGTTATGTGCTTTAGTTAACTAAAAAACTTATTGATACATTGTATTGAATGAAGTCAGCATCTTTACCCGCATAAATAGATTGGCCATTCAAACATTCTAAGTGTTCGATTGTGAAATATTCAAAATGAGCAAGTAATGCATCACTCAATTTTGTGATTTCAATTATTCCTGAATTGGGACGTGCAAAGCATTGAATCATGATATTACCGGTACGGCGAGTACATGGCTTATCTGCAATGCCAGAAGTAAAACTGGGACCACCTGCAATCGTTAAGCGGCACCAAACACCATCTTTAGGTACATTAAAGCCTGGTAAATTTGGATACTGGATTCTGTCTTGCGTAATACCGGTAAAAGCTTGCATACGATCGATAATAGCTTGCCTTGTCTGCTCTAAAGTCATTGCCATTTTAGCCGCCATACTTCTGAGAAATAAAGGTAAAGGTGGTGTTGTAAATTCCTTGTGGTGCTTGATCAGACCACCCATTTTCTAAGCGCTCTGCATAAGGCTGGTTGTTCTGGATATAAACTAAATTGCCCAACTTAAACTTCACAGCTTGAATAGCTGCATCCTGAATAGCATTTGTTTCAGGTCCACGGACACCATAATCACCAGATCCAATTGAAACGATATGCGAAGCACGATAAGCTCCAGTATCAACAGGACTTAGATTAACCAAGGATTGCACAGCATCCATGGTGATTTTTTTTACATGCTCATCTGCCTGTTTCTCAACTTCAAAACTAAAGCTGCTCGGCCTTGCTCCCTTCCACCCCATGTTTTTTAACCTCACTTGCTTCGAACATTTCAAAAAGGTCTTGAGCGATCGCTTGAATCGAATACGCTTCAAACTCTACACTAGGTTCACTTTCACCCATTCGCCGCTTTACTATTTGCCAGACATGAACAGCTTCATGTAAAAGCAATCCATAAACTTGAATTTGATCTTTATCGGATGTATCCCCAATCTGGACAATCGCATATGCACCATCAGAAAAAGTACTAACCTGTGCATCCGCTCCCATATCCAAAAATTGATCAGCCTTATCCATATCTTCAAATAACAAATCCATGTGTAGTTGATTTCGAGCAAGCGTGTACTGCACATGTTGGAAAGGAGAGATATACCATTCAGGAATATAATCTATACTTATCATCTAAACTCCAAAATTGCATTCATTAAAAAACCCGCCGAAGCGGGTTTAATTATCATTTTTAGAATTATCCAAGCCCAACAAAAACATTGGTACCTTTAACGGTATTATTTGAAAAACTTGATCCACCAATATTTAACTGAAAAGGAGTTCCCGTAATATTTAATCCAATCGGTCTTAAATCTAAATGAGAAATTGTAGCTGATTTTTCACCATTGCTTTTTACACGTAAAATTTTAAAAGTGCTTTTATAATAAACTTCAATAACACCATTAGTTGGTTTAACTACTGATATTTCTTTAGCTTTAGAAATATTTTCCTCAACAATTAATGAAAGAGTTTTGGTATGAATATTTGTTACTGCTTGAATCCAAACATTTGGATTATTCCCTCCTCCAATAATAATTGGTAACCCCTCACCTAATGAAAATGGGAATCCGCCACCAATTATTTTATTACTACAGATAGTTAATTTATCAAGAGGTAAATAATTGTCTGGTAAATTATTAAATGTAAACATTATTTATCTCTCTTACTTACAAACTGTTGAAAAGGCATATGTGTAGAAAAATGATCTTCTATTCTTTTCATAACCTCTTTTTTGGGATTTGAAACCATTAAACCTATTCCCCAAGCGATACCTGCAAGAATTAAGGAAATGAGTCCGCATATCCATTCATAGGGTTCTACTTTTGAAGAAGATAAAAAATTCTGAGCTAGGAAGCGACTCAAACAAGTTAGAAGCAAACCAATTCCGAACATAAAAAGCCCTGTACTTAGAAAATCCCAACTTCTTGCTGGACTTTTTAAATCTTTAAATTCAGCTTCAGTTAAATTGTAATCAGGTTTGATAGTGAGACTAAAACCCTTTTCCATTAAAGCATCATGAACGGAAAGTTTTAACTCAATTATTTGACCATTTATTTGTTCTTTCTGCACATCAATTACACCCCATTTTATTTTAATTGGAGTATATATTAAGTTGATAATAAATCTAAACCTTCCTCAACTGACATTTCCAAATATTAGAGGCTGGATCCTGTTGAATATGAATTACCCGGAATGAGCCTAAGGCTGTTAGCCACTCATCATCAATCATTGGCTCTTTGGTAATTTCATTCTGTAGCACTGTAGCCTTTTTATCTGTGGCCAGTACTCCAAGCGTCTGAATCTCATATTGACTGTATGAGCCGAACAGAACACCACGGCCATTATAATTTTCTTTAACTTCTACATAAGTTTCAGTTTTAGGATCCCAATTAGTTTTTGAGATCCGCTCACATGTAAAGGTATGAACGGCGTCAGCTAAATCATCATTAAATGCTTCAGCAATGTCTGCCTGAATTTCGTCACGTAAGCCCATATCATGCCCTGTAAAGTGGTATGCCAAAGCCATTAAAACTTGCATTTGGATCTTTCAAATCAAGCGAATCAATAAAATCAATTGCTATCTGTTCAAAGCTAGAGATTGCTTCAGATCCGTCTTGATATTCTTTTTCTGACTCAACAGAATCAGCTTTAACTTTCTTACGCTTCAACTGCTGGTCTTTGCCGTTATAAATTACCTTGGCCAGAATTCCTTTGATAATTTCACATGCAGCATCTTTAAGAAGTGGATCAATTGGATCTGGTACAAAACCAATTCTGTTTTTCATCCATACATTAGCCAGCTTTACCAGACGAGCTTTATCACTGTCTGGTGCAAAATCGCTGCCCAAAATTGAATTTGCGTCATCTACAGTAATAAAGCTCATTGCATTATTCCTTAGGGATTAATTTAAGAAGTTCTGCTTTTGTTGCTGACGGCTTGTAACCAATATTTTTACTAGCCAAATACTCTTTTAATTGATCATTTGACCAGTTTTCAAAATCATTAGCTGCCGTTTCTGTAGCTGGGTTTTCTGCCGATTTTCCAGCATCCAATTCAGCTATACGCGCTTGCATAGCAGCAACATCATTTTTAAAAGCATCAAATTCCGCTTGAATGCTTACCACTTTTCCTTCAGCCGCTTTAGTAGCATTGTCAGCTTGGAGTACTGCATCTTTTAAACGTGTGTTTTCAGAAATTAACTCTGAACTATCACCATTAGCTTGTTCCAAGATTTCGATTTTCTGTTTAAGTTGCCCGTTTTCTTCAATAACCTTTTCACAGTCAGCTTTTGCTTGATCAATGACTTCTTGCAGCTCTGGAGTAATTCCAACCGCTACATTTACAGTGGCCAAAGTCGTTTTTTGTGGCTCTTCCAACTTACGAACTTCAACTGGAACTTCTAAAGATTCGTAATCCTTTTGAATCTTTGGATAATTACCGTAAATAATTACCTCTTTTGCTTTCAAATTTGGGTTTTCATAATAGTCAGGGTTAGCAATAATGCCCGTCTCTAATGCAGCAGCTGCTGCAATGCGTGTATAGATAATCTTCATGGCGCTTTTCTCTTAATAATAAAAAAGAGGGCTTATTAGCCCTCTTACGGTTTTAATTTTTAGGTTTTAACCAGTTGTCGCTGTACCTGATAAATCAAGTAAGGTACCTGCTGTCATTTTGTTGCTGGTTGCATATTTAATCCAGTTAGCACTTGAACCAAGTAATGTAAGATCAGGATTTTCACCTTTCGATGTATCCCAACTATAACCAAGAATATCTAGGTTAAATGCACCTTCAGCACGCATACCGATTGCTAAGTTTTCTTCATCATTGATGTCATAAGCTCGGAAGCCCGGTACTTGTGATTCAGTTACAGTTACAGCACCATACTGCAAACCAAAAGCATCGTTATCACCTACAGCATCCGTCACCAATACCGGCTTTCCTAAGGTTCCTGGTAAACCACCATAGATAACGATTTCAGATTCACCGTAAATTTGCTTAGTGATAGCATCATCGACAATATCGAAATATGTATCTGAGTTCATCACCCATAAGCCAATTCGGCCAAACTTATCACCAAACTTTCGCATACCACGAGTTAATGCTTTGCGGCCATCAACAACGATACTTCCTTTCGCAACCATATCGGGATTACTAGAAATAGCAGCTTTTAAAGAAGCTAGGCTGTACTCTAAACGACCAGCAACCAATGCATCAGCAAGATCGTAACCAACAACCATAGCAAATTCTTCTGGTGTACGAGCACGGCGCTTAAATGCCTCTTCAGTAGATGCATAAGGGCCATATTTATATGGAATTTTTACACCTACAGACTCACCTGCACCGATTTTTTCCGGAGTTACTTTTGCATTGGAGTTCACATCACGATGTTTAATGCTACCACCAACTTTGTAGAATGCATTTTTATTGAAGTCACCTTGAATGATTTCATTACGATAAATAATCGCACCATTGGAAGCTTCATTAAAGACATTCAAATTGTCTTGTAAACGTTCTAAATACGCTGTTTGGGCCAGTTGGTTGTAGATGATCATGTCGGAATTAACTGTCGTAGTCATAACTACTTATCTCCAAATATTTAATGATTAGTTCGGTAGTTTTAGGAAGGCATCATTGCCATGTTCTTTGATGTAATCTGCTTTCTGAGAAACAGACATTTCACTGCGTTTCATTCCAGTAGGTGCTCCACCTTTGCCCCCACCTTGAAAACCGCCACCAGTTCCTTTACCACCTTTAAGAATTAAGTCTTTATGCTGGTATCCACCAACCAAGGACTCTAAAGCTTCATCAACATTTGCAAGTTCACCTGGGCGTACACGTGAATAAATCTTTTCGCCGTTCTGGTCGTATGCAACCACCTTGCCCTCTTCGATTTTGAAGTGCTGGCCAAAAGTTGCCTGAACCATGTCCACAGGAACTGCAATGTTGTCTTGAATGTACTTAGAACGAGCAAAACCACCGCCGATAAGCTCTTTATGCAATGAGGCTTCAAGAGCATCACGTTGCTCCGCACTGGCCCAACACCATAGCTTGCTTGCTTTTATATGCAGAAGAGGCCCACGCGAATGCTAAAAATTCTTCATTATCGTGAAGCAGTTCACCTATGTGATCATGATCGGGGTTATAAAGAGGTCCACCAATAGTTAAGTAATTAGCAACAACCCATTTTTTTAGATCTGGTGCTGGTGTTAGTCTAATTGCTTCTTCTTCATCTGCTTGATCAATAAAATCAGTCGGTGGAAATGGTCTTATTTGCTCCATCTTCAATTCTCGCTAATTCACTTTTTATCCAGTTGATGACATATCCCGACAAAATAGAATCTGGATGAAAGCGCTCTATTTTATAACCCATCTCTTCAGCTTGATCATATCGATCAAGACTCCATGCTTTATTTGCCAGCTTTCCACCACGTCCACCAGACCAGGGCCCACCCTCAATTTCAATGAGCAAACGCAATTTCACAATATGAAAATCAAAGCGCCAGTGTTTGGTATGGATCGGTTGAAACTTACTTTCAAAACCAATCGCCAAATCCTCAAGTTCTTCCTTATA